ACAAAGAACGACACAAGGCTAAACCATCTAGCAATATCACATACTAAAAGTTTTGTAGGGAAATTGGGTAAGTTTAAAATGACTTACTTGTATTTTTGCACCTATGAACGAGAAATGGTATAACATTAAAAACAAAGCAGGTGAAACTGCTGATATATATATCTTTGATGAAATAGGTACTTATGGAGTAACTGCACAAGAATTTATCTCAGAAATTAAGGATTTAAAAGATATGCCAATCAACATACGCATCAATTCGCTTGGAGGAGATGTGTTTGATGGAATGGCTATGTATAATGTAATCAAAAGAAGAGAGTATAAGACTACAGTCTATATAGAGGGTATAGCGGCAAGTATCGCTACTATCATTGCTTTAGGTGCAGATGAGGTAGTAATGGCTGAGAACTCTTTATTTATGATTCATAACGCTTGGGGAGGAACTTCAGGAGAGGCTAAGGATATGCGTAAGACTGCAGAAACTCTTGATAAGATTACAAGTGAATTAACAGACATTTATGTAAAGAAAACAGGGTTGTCGTATGAGGCTCTTGCTGAGATGATGGATGAGGAGAGTTGGTTAAATGCTCAAGAGGCTTTTGACTTAGGATTCATTGATACTATCTCTGACTCTATTAAAGTGGCTGCAAAGTATGATGTTTCTAAGTTTAAGAACATCACACAGGAAGAAATTAAGAATAAATTAAGTATTAATATAAATAACAAAAAAATGACTAACGAGTTAAAAGAATGGTTCAATAGCAAGGTTGAAGAAATTGTTACTTCTGTAAAAGGAGAAGTAAAAGTTTCTGCAGATGTTGCTGAACAAACTGCGATAACTGTAAACTTAGGAGATAACGAAGAAATTACAAATAAGATTTCTGAATTTGAAGCTAAGAACATAGAATTATCAAACAAAATGTCTTTACTAGAAGAAGAATTAGTTTCTGCAAAAGGAAACAATGAAACTTTAACAGTAGAGGTTGAAGGTTTGAACGCAAAAATCAACAAAGCAGACGCTAAAGGTACTGAATTAGAAACTTCAAGCGACCCTGCAGTAGTTGTAAATAAGACAGAAGATGCAAATGCAGGTTTTTATAACCTAATGGCATCTAAGATTAGAACAAAATTTAATAATTAAAAAAATAAAATAAAATGGCAAATGTAGCAAATGATGCAATTTCAGCAACTTACGGAGGCGCACAATTAAACGAAATCTTCTACGAACCAGTATTTAGAAGTGATGATATAATGCGTAACTATAGAGTAATTCCTAATGTTAAGCATGTAATGAATGTATATACAGCAGCAGCTTTAACTAAAATCGTAGAGGTTTATTCAACTTGTTCAACTGCAAGTGGTGCTAACCAATTTGATATTTCTGATAAAGTAATTACTGCAGGTAGATGTAGAGTTGCTTTAGAGCAATGTACTGATGAGTTTTTCGGAACTTTCATTGAAGAGTCTTATAGAAGTGGAGCAGATGTAATGAATATTGAAGGTACTCAGTTAGCTGATGCAATCGTAAACAGAGCAGTAAAAGGTATCGCTTCAGATGTAGTAAGATTAGCATGGGGTGGTGATGTAGCAGGTGCAGTAGCAGGATATGCAGTATTTAATGGTTGGATGGAATTAATGAAAGCAGAGCCTGTTTTAACACAAACAGCAGCAGACGCAGCAAATCCAACAGCACAAGAAGCATTAAACATTATTATGAAAGTTTATGATGGCGCACCTGCAGCTTTACAACAAGTAGCACCAGCAGATAAGAAAATGTTTGTAACTCCTAAGTTATATAACGCTTACTTACAAAACATTGAAGGTAACGGAGCTGATTTAGCAATCGTTAATATGGTAGATGCTTCACCTAGAGTTTCTTTCAGAGGTGTTGAATTAGTAGCAATGTATGAGTGGGACACTATCTTAGCAGACACTAATCCAGATTTATTCAACAATGTAACTGACCTTACACAAGGTGTATGTTATACTGCAGTTGAGAACTTAATCATTGGTTCTGATGTAACTGACCCAGAAGGTTCTTTCAAGGTATTTTATGATGATTTAGAAGAGAAAATGTTCTTTAGAGGTTACTTCAAGTTAGGTGTACAGTACTTGTATTCTTCTCTTGTTCAGTGGGGACTTGTAATAGCAGCATAACAATAATGTAATAATAGAGGAGAGGGTGTAAAAATCTTCTCCTCTTAATTACTTTTCAATAACTCCTAAAAAACAATAAAATGGCAATAGATAAGGGAATCGCAATAAAATGCGGTGATTTACAACAGATAGGTGGTATAAAACATATATTATTAAGAGATTGGGCAGCAGGAGATGTAGTTGTTTATGATAGTACTGATGACCACGCAATAAGTAGTATAAAAACTGGTGCTGCAGATGCAGTTTGGTACTTATATGAATTTAAAAGTCAAGAAGCAAGTATGACGGTTAATGCTACAAAAGAAAATGGTTCAACAGCTTTTGAATGTGGACTTTCTTTAACATTTCCGAAAATGGAAACTAAGAAGTTTGCAGAACTTCAAAATATGCTTACAGACTGTATGATGGGTATAGCAGTTGATAATAATGGTACTGCTTTTGTTTTAGGTGCTTCTCAAAAATATAGAAACGAATCAGTTGCATCAAGAAGTCAAACATTTTTAAATGTAGCTTCTATGGAGGGAACTACAGGAAGTGCTTTTACTGATGATAATGCAATTACACTTAATCTTATGGCAAAACAATATGAGTTACCAAGAGAATATAGTGGTACTATTGCTTACTATACAGATGGAACTGCTGCAGCAGCTTCAACGGTTTACAAGGCAACTACAGACTAATAACTAAAAAAATAAAATAAAATGGCAATAGATACAGGTTTAGCGATAGGATGTAGCGACTTACAAGCAAGTGGTGGTATTCAAAATATTCTAATAAGAGAATGGAACTCAACAAATACTAGTAGTGATTATCTTGATGAAATAACATTAGGTGCTACAGGAGAGCATACAGTAACAAGTATAATGGATAGTGGTGGTGTAAAATCTGATTGGGGTGTATATGAAACTAAAATAGAAACTCCTGCTTTAATTATCAGTGGAACTACTCAGGGAAATGTAAGTACATACGAATGTAGTATTACTTTTAATCTCCCAAAAATGGATTTAACTAAAATAAATAAACTACAAGAGTTTACAGGTAAATGCTTAATGATTTTAGCAGAAGATACTAATAACGATTGGTTTGTTCTAGGTATCAGTAATACATTAACAGGTAGTGATGGTAATTTAGACCCTAAAATTACAGCAGATACAGGAAATAGACAGCAAACATTTGCAAAATTAGGTTCTATTGAAGGAGGTTCAGGTGCTGCATTCTCTGATGAGAATGGACTAACAGTTACATTAACTTGTACTCAGTTTGAGTTACCTAGACTTTATGTACATACAGGTGCAGTTTCTCCCGCAAGTGACACACCAGTAATAGCAGCTAGTGGATTAACTGCAACAGTTTATTAATAACTAAAGATATATTTTTAGGTTGAACTTGTTTCGTAAAAAGTTTATAACATTTCCCTATCAATATCTTTCTATTAATTATGTGTGGATGTTCAGATAATATAGTACTTTTAGAAACTTTAAAAATATATACATTTATGGGAACTTATAAAGCAAAATACAAGACAGGCATATCTGTTAAGGGGAATTTCAAGATAGAATGGGCTAGTGCTACTCAAGAGGAGTTAGCGTATGCTTATGAAGAATTAGGAATGACTAGAGTAATAGAAAAAACATCAACTATAAAAACTAAAGATGAGCCAAAAAAAGAAAGTAAGAGGAGCAGCAAAAACAAATCTTCAGACTCAAAAGAGTAGTACATTTGAATTTGGGGTTTTTAACTTATCAGTGCCTGAAAACATTGAAGAACCTCAAGACATCTCTAAGATTAGGACTAAGTTTATACCATTCGGTACTAATAACTTATTTCCTCAGTATTTAGCAGAGTTAGGGAGAAAGAGTAGCACACATAGAAGTGTATTGGCTCAAAAGACTATATTCACAAGTGGTGCTAAATTCGTTAGTAATAACGAAGATATTTCAGACTACATAAAAGATGTTAATGCTGATGGAGAGTCATTAAGAATGATTTTCAAGAAATTAGCATCAGATTATTATACATTTGGGAATTGCTACTTAGAGGGTGTTTTATATGATGGTGGAATGAATCTATACCATATAGATGCAACTACTGTTAGAATGTCTAAGAATAAGAAAGAAGCGTATGTACATCCTGATTGGGCTAAGTACAATACAACGAAAGATGATTTGAATATAATTCCTATCTATCCTGAAGTTAGAGATAATAGATTTATACTTCAATTTAAAGATTACGAGCCTACATTCTCATTTTACGGGTTACCAGACTATGTTGCTGCATTAGAGCATATCGCTGTTGATTATGAGATTGGAAAGTGGAATCACACAAAATTTAAAAATGGTTTTCAGCCATCTGCTATTGTTGAGATTAGTGGAGATATGGGAGAAGAAGAAGCAAAGAAGTTGGTAGACCAAGCACAAAAGAAATTTGTAGGAGCAGGAAATAATGGTAAAATATTATTTTTAGTAAAAAATGGAGATACTTCTCCTGCTAATGTTTCTATCATAAAAGATGACCAAGAAGGAAGCTGGATAGACTTACAGAGAATAACTGACCAAAATATTGTAACTGCTCATAGATGGCAACCATCTTTAAGTGGATTAGTTTCTAGTGGTAAGATGAATAATACAGGTAGTGAGATTAGAATTGCTTATGATTTAGCAATGACTACTGTAATTAAAGATACTTCTGATTTACTATTAGATGGAATTAAGAATGTAATGTACAGAGAGTTAGGGTTTTTGCCTGAAGATTTAATGATTCACTATGAGCCACCAATTAGTTTTGCTACTCAGATTGACCCATCTAAAATACTTACAATTAATGAGCAAAGAAGATTATTAGATGAGGATTTACCAATGCTTGAGGAGGGTGATATGTTCTTAACTGATAGAGAGCAAATCATTGTAACTAGAGATGATGATGCTGATGGAGTTGGAGATGATGATGCTGGGGACTTGACAGTAACTGAGAAAACTAATACAGAAGACTAATTACTATGGCAAACACAAATCAATATAAAACACTAGCAACAGCAGGAGAGGTTATAAG